GGAAGCAGCACCACCTGTGTCTCATCACCTTAACTAGCCTTATGCCAGCAAGCTTATTCAGTCACTCCCGTATCGAGTAGCGAACCCGATATACTATTTATAGCACACCCTGAAGGGGTTTGTCAAGCTATATACTATTTTAACTGTAAGGGGTGGAGTCGAACCACCAAGTCCCGCAAGCAGAACAGCAGGGAAACAGCCTGCCACGTTTACCAGTTTCGTCACCTTACATTGAAGCCCTATTCAAGGGCTGATATTAGACGAGTAACTCCGATGCCTCCTCCAGATCTGGGGAAGAAATCAAACTCCAAGAACTTATCAAGTTCATTCTCGACTCTCTCCTCACCAAATTTTCTATAGAGTAGTGCTGCATACCCACCTTCAGAGATAGTGTGGAATGTTTCTCTCATCTGTGCCTTATCAGTACTACGTTCAGCAGAACCAATAGTTTCCATACCATTCAAGATAACATCAATCTTACGACTGGTGCCATCGTTGTTCCTAGACATGTTCCAGAAGGGTGATGTCCACTCAGGGAAGTCAGTGATCATACCACGTCCTATGGCAGCCTCATGTCCATGGTCAAGTTCTTTGACCTTATAGTCATCTGCCCAAGCATCATACTTCTTGATCTTATCAGGTTCAAGTGCTAGACCTAGGTGCTCACAGAGTTCTATCTCCATTGCTTTAAGATCATACACATCTCCCTTCATCTCAAACTCAAACATTGGGAAGATTGTTTCGTGTCTACCTGGAACAGGATTTGGTTCTGCCCTATACGACGTTGAGACACAAAAAAACCCTGACTCCTCAGGGTTGGAAAGTAATTCATGTTCTAACCACATTTGACCTGTTTGTGGTAGTGGCCAAACATTACCACCGTAATTATATACTGCTACTGTCTCTGGATCTTCACAAGCAGCAAGTATGCTTAAACGATTCTGGGTATGTACTTCAAGGAAACCTTTAGACAAAAAAAATGACCTCAATAGGTCAACCGCATTAGAATATTTTCTAGGGTCAATTAGACTTGTCATTATGATTAATCAAACTGGATTATTTAGACAAGTTATTAAGTATGTGTTGGTATGCTTTTACTATGTCACCTTCACCTTTCCTAAACAGATCTTTATCGAAACTTTCTTTAGTACCTGTCTTCCATAATCTGCAGCTATCAGGACTAATCTCATCAGCAAGTAATAACTTACCATCCTTATCAGTTCCAAGTTCAATCTTAAAATCGACTAGATCAAGTCCAATACCAAAAAATATTTTTGTCAATATTTTGTTTACTTTATAAGCAACTGGCATCAACTCTTCTGGATCATATCCCATTAGTTTTACACGATCATATGTAAGGAGAGGATCATTCTTAGCATCATCCTTCAAATAGAACTCAACTAAGGGAACCATAAACAGTTTACCTTCTGGTATAGTAGTCTGTCTACAAATAGAACCAGCTGCTATATTCCTAACAACAACTTCAATAGGAATGATCTCCACCTTCTTACAGCACATTGCTCTATGCGTAGGCATACTAACATAGTGTGTATCTACTCCTTCCTGTTCCAACAACTTAAAGATGATTGCTGATATCTCACAACATATCTTACCCTTACCTTCAGGGTAATCTTCCTTCTCACCATTACCTGCGGTAACTTTATCCTCATACTGTATGATAACCTCATCAGGTTTGGAGGTTGGGAATACAGTTTTTACTTTACCCTGTATGATTTCCATATTCAAATAAGAAGTCGTGAACTAAACGGTCTGCTTTTTCCTTACCAAACTTACCAGCGAGATAACCACCCACAGGATCAAGTTTAGTCATATAATTATCGAAGTCTTCATAGACACTAGTGTCCTTACCATCTGGTTTTGCCTTTTCAACCATGTGCTTATACGTGGTCAAATACTCTTTAAACATATCCAAATGTTCATCCACCTCATCCATAGTACAGTATGCTATATAGATGTTCTTAGAGAAGTGATTACCTGGTTCAAAGAAGCGATAGTCTCCCTTACCTTCTGGTAGACCTGGAACTTCAAACATGAAATTCTCTGTGGGATGTTGGAAGTCAAATACAATAATGACTTTCTTTTGGAAGAACCCCATTAGATCCATACCAAAACAAGGAAGGTTACTCCCCCAACCACATGGTTTGCATAGATCCCCACCAGTATTAGGATAGATAATGCAATTGTATATGGATGATTTCTCATCCCATATATCAACTTCTCTAGACTTAATGAAGTATGGATGGTCAAAGGTCTTTGCTAAGAGAGTAGTCCCTTTACCTTCCCAGTTAGCCCATGTCTTCCTGAACGTCAAATCAGGAAAGGTTTCAAATAATAATGACTTATAATTTTTCCAAATATTCATGATCTATTGGGGAAGTAATTTAAGTTTAGCACAATACGTGCCTTTGCGTTGGTACATGCTGTACCAGAATGTCTTTTACCTGCAGGGAACGTGAGTAATCTGTTCTCTACACTCTCTATCTTTGTACCATCTTCAAAGTTAGTAAACCCATCACATGTATTGAGATAGTATATTGATGTAACATGATTATAGGGACCAACATCAGTATGCCAATCCCTAGTTTCAACAGTATCCTTCTTAGTATTGAGATTTGCTTTAATCCTCAACCATACATGAGGATTGATAACTTCAATCAGAGGGTATATACGTTCCATGTCTGGAGATACTACACCAAGACAAGGATCCCAGAACATATGTACAAATTGATATGCATCTGGATCAGTATCTTCACCATCACCTAAGATATAAGGACAATACTGCCACCTACATCCTTCAGTGAACCAATGCTGTAATGGTTTAAAAATTTTTTTAGGTAGAAGGTTATCAACTACCCTAATATCTTCATCAACCTTATCAATCTTAAGTGACATCTTCAATAAAATCGGGACATAATAAAGCTCCTGCTAATGATCTAGCAGAGTTGTTGTGCTCGCACAACTTGTTCATCCATATTCTCTCGGTCAGATCCACCGTCCCATCTGTAGATATCATCCTGCAACATATATCCACTATTCGGTTCCTGTAATTTGTGCTTAACATATTTGATCGCCTCTGGTAAAATAGCGTATTCACGGCGTTGAATTGCCTTTGTAAGAGATTTAACATCGTCTTCTTTTAGTATGGGTACCTTTGACTGAATGATGATGGGACCACCATCTAATTCTTCGGTAACGTAGTGAACAGTTGCTCCAGTGAATTCCTCACCAGCTTCCATTGCTTGTTCTACTGCGTGCAGTCCCTTATACTTAGGTAATAATGATGGATGTACATTGATTATTCTATCAGGAAATGCGTCAATTAAATCTTTTGTAACAATTCGCATCCATCCTGCTAATACTACAACGTCCACATGCCATGCTTGAAGTAAAGAGATTATATGCTCTTCATCTTGGTTATGGATGTAACAATGCGGTATTCCAAATTTAACTGCCCTCTTTGCAGCACCGCATTTCTTCTTGTTGTGGATCATTACCACAACCTCATCTTTAGTGCATGTGCGAACGATATTTTCAAAGTTGGATCCCGATCCAGAACATAGAACTCCTAATCTCATGGTTGGTGCCAATCCTCGTATGGTGGTTCTTCTTCTATTACTGTGTGCTTGAAATGTTCAACATCAAAGTAAGATGGTGGCAATGGTTTCACATTATCATATGCACCTGCCATTCTCTTATTATACTCACGCTCATCTAGCACTTCATTAATAAGAATCTTTAATTCCCTTGCAATCTCAGGAGTGTGTATTCTCCTAGGAATAACAGTAGCAGGTTTGTATTCCTGCTTTCCAGTTGACTTGATACTAGGATCAGTAGGACCACTCATCCCTTGAGTGTCTATGTAAGATCCTTTAATTGGTTCAGTTTTACTCATTTAACTAGTTCCAGTGCCTAATAACGCCACTAATAATAAAGAAATTAGTGATAAGGTAAGTAATAAATACGATGCTACGGACAATAACAACCGCATTGTCGTACCTTCTTGTTGTTTCATCATTAAAACTCCCTAGTGAGTACTTCCATATTCTCCATAATTTAATGAGGGTCATAATGTCTTACTATAGAGTATCCAAGAGCAATAGCGATAAGTGCAATGCTAATCAGGGTCAATAATAAATGCATGTTAATCAGGCAATAGGTCAATCATTTTCTGAACATTTTTCTTCAGTTCATCATAGAACTGAGGAGTTATCTTGGAAGGTGGCATCCCCATCATTGTAGCAGCTTCTCGAACTTGTGCTACAAGTTGTTTAGCTTGCGGATCATCAGATAATGTAACCCGCATGTACATGGTTTGTTGGAGATTTATCAACTCCATCATCTTGTCGAGCTGTTCTCTTTTCTGAGGTGATGAAAGCATTAAACCCATCTTGTTGATCTCTAGGTAGAGATCTTGCATACGATTGAGTTCATCTTGAACAACTTCAGATTGGAAAAATTTACTCATGAGAATTGAGACTTGATAATTTGCTTGTACTTACCCATATCTATACTGAGAAAGGGTGCGTACTTCACTACCTTATTGCGTAGTGGCTTCCATACTATTTCCTCTTTGATCAATTTATCAAAGTGGGATGTATAATTCAATACCTTGTTAAAAATTGTAAGGGTTTCTATGGTGATTTTACCACCTAAGAATGCTTTGACAAGGGGTGGGTGGACACTTTTCACTCTGAACAATGCGTCGAAGTCCTCGTTGATCTCTTGAAGGGTCTGGACATCATTCTTGAAGATATATGAAAGACTATCCTTCCTCTTAATATACTCTGTGTAATTCTTTGCCCCTTCACGTACCAATGTAGCAGGATATACCTTATCCTCTGCTATAAAATTTGCCACAAAAAAATCGCGCAGCTCGTAGTCCTTGAACTTTCTGGAAAGTTTGACAAAAAAGAACTTATCTTTTCTTTGGTCAAAAGATTTCTGGGATGCCTTAGCAGACCCCCCATATTGGAAATAATCGTAAGTGTTGGATGTGAAGTGAAGTTTCAAAGCGAGGTACATTTTATATACTTCAAATCCTGTCACAGTTTCAACATACCTCGTGAGGTTGCTTTCATGAAATTTAGACGCTGTGCGTCATACTTTAATTTCTCTTTTAATGGTTTGGATATTAACTTATTAACTCCATCCAATTCGATATTCTTATCATCGCAAAACTGTACTATTGCCTCAATGTAGTTTAAAGTAGAATCCTTTACGATCTTCTCTATCTCTACCGAGAACTTAGCAGCTGTCATAAAATTCTCCTCAAAGACATCATCAACTGCTGTTAGAACTTTATTACCCTTGCGTGCATCTAATTTACCACTCGCCATATGCGCTCCTGTAGGTATCAATGTACTCTTTAAGCTTGCGAGCATACATAAACTTGTCATAAATTTCAAATACCTGTGGTTCGCCTGTCTCGCAAGCGATGATAGTAACGAGTTTCTTGACCATGAGACCAGTTAACTCTTGAAACATTATAGCATAAGCTGTCTCTTGTGCAAAGTAGTCGTGTATCCACTCTTCACGTTTGTACTTAGTTGAGGTTTTAAAATCAATTATAGCAAGCTCACCGT